CCGATCCTGCGCGAGGGCGCCGAGCGCCGCCTGACCGCTGCCGCCGATGCCGCCGCAGCCCGGGCCGATGCCGCCCGCGCCGAGCGGGGCGCAGTATGACCGGGGCGTGGGGACTGCCGATGCAGGCAGAGCTGGGCGGCGTGCGGTATGCCATCCGCAGCGATTACCGCGACGTGCTGGAGCTGCTGCGCTGGCTGAACGGCCAGGCAGACCCGGCGCTGGACCAGAGCGAGCGCTGGTACGTGGCCATGCGGCTGTTCTACCCGGAGTTTGCCGCGCTGCCGCAGTCGCTTTGGCCCGATGCCACGCAGTTTTTGACGGAGTTTTTGGCGGCGGGCCGCCGCGAGCAGCCCCGCCCCGGCCCCGCGCTGATGGACTGGCAGCAGGACGCACCGCTGATCGCCGCGGGCATCAGCAAGGCCGCGGGGCAGGATGTGCGCACGCTGCCCTACCTGCACTGGTGGAGCTTTCTGGCGTGGTTCGATGCCATCGGCGAGGGGAGCTTTGCGACGGTGGTGGCTATCCGTGATAAGCTGCGCCGCGGCAAGCGGCTGGAAAACTGGGAGCTGGACTATTACCGCACCCACCGCGCCGTGGTGGAGCTGCGGGGCGTGGAGAGCGCCGAGGAACAGGCGGAGAAAAAGCGGCTGCTGGCGCTGCTGGGAGGATGAGGCTGACGTGCAGGAAATGTGCGCTGTACGGTAAGCAGCCGCTTGTGGGAAGCATGCGGGCCGGGCGTGCCCGGCCCCTACAGGGCAATGGGTATTCAGGAGAGGAAGTGAGGATACACGACGGAATTGACTTTTGACGAGCTGTCAACGCTGAAGCAGCCCTCGGCGTCCCTGCGCACGGCGCTGGATAAAATTTCTGCGGCGCTGGGGAGCGTGGGCGACGCCGGTCAGCAGGCGCGCAGCGTTGTGGACGAGCTGCGTGTGTCGCTGCGGGCTGCGGCGGCACAGAGCGTGAAATCGGCCCGCAGTCTGGCAAAATTTGACGAGATCAACCGTCTGTCCGCTCCGGCGGAGGACAAAACGGCGGCGCCGGAAAAGCAGAAAAAGGCCGCCGAGGCCGCGGCGAAGGCCGAGAAGGCCGCAAGATCCACCACCGGCACCGCGGCACGCCGCAGCGGTACAGCGGGCAGCGACCTGAGCGGCCTGACGGCAGTCTGGCAGAGCGTGCTGGAGAGCCTGCGCAGCGCATGGGCGGATTTCTGGGCGTACCTGCAGGAGTTTTTTGCGCCGTTCGCCGCGGCGTGGCAGACGGTTTGGCAGGGACTTTCCGCGGTGGCAGCCGGTGTATGGGAGCAGCTCTGCGCGGCGCTCTCTACGGTGGTCCAGCCCGCGCTGGCGCTGCTCGACACGGTCTGGCAGGGGCTTTGGGCGGGCATGGAGCAGGCGTGGGCCGCCTACGGCCAGCCGATTCTGGACGGCCTTGCGCAGGGGTGGCAGAACGTCGTCGGCATCGTTTCGGCGCTGTGGAGCGAGGTGCTGCAGCCTGTGCTGGTGCAGCTGTTTGACCTGCTGGGTGCGCTCTGGACCGCGCACCTGCAGCCGCTCTGGAACGAGCTGACGGCGTGCCTCGGCGCGGTGACAACGCTGCTGCTGACGCTGTGGAACACCGTGCTGGCCCCGTTTGTGCAGTGGCTCATCACGGCGCTGGCCCCCGTGGCTGTGCAGGTGTTTGCGGCGCTGGGCACGGCGGTGACCGGTGCGGCGGGCATCATTGCGGACGGCATCACGATTGCGCTGGCGGTGCTGCGCGGTATGGCCGACTTTTTGACCGCCGTGCTGCGGGGCGAGTGGGACGCTGCCTGGGCTGCGATGGCCGCGACGGTCTCTACCGTGTGGGGGCGCATCGTCTCCATTGTGCAGACGGCGGTCTCCACGGTGCTGGGCGTTGTGCGCAGCATGGTCGCGGCCATTGCGGCGGCCATCAACGGGCTGCTGTCGGCCATCGGACGTGCCAAAAGCATGGCGGGCAGTGTGCTGGGCGGCGCGGGCAAGCTGGTCAGCAGCCAAAGTGCGCTGCCCGGGCTGGGCTACGCGGCGTCGGTGCCGGTCCCGGCGCTGGCGCAGGGGGCGGTCATCCCGCCGAACCGCCAGTTTTTGGCGATGCTCGGTGACCAGACAACCGGCACGAACGTGGAAGCGCCGCTGGCGACCATCAAGCAGGCCATGGCGGAGACGCTGGCCGGCTGGCAGGGCAGCGCGGACGGCCAGCCCATCAACATTTACATCGGCGAGGAGCTGCTGGACAGCGTCATCGCCAACAGCCAGAATCGCCGCGCCCTGCGCAGCGGCGGGAGGTGAAGCGTGGAAATTCTGAACATTGACGGCACGGCGCTGCCCGCGCCGAGTGCGTACAAGGTGCAGCTCTCCGATCTGGACAGCAGCGGCACGGGCCGCACCGAGGACGGCGTTCTTGTGCGGGAGCGGGTGCGCGGCGGCGTGGCAAAGATCAGCGCCGGCTGGGCGGCACTCTCGACGGCGGACTGCGCCAAGGTGCTGAACGCCACAGCCCCGGACAGCATGACCGTGCAGTATTTTTTTGGCGGCGTGCGCACGGCGAAAATGTACGCCGGGGACCGCACCGCCGACCTGAAGGCCGCCCGCGACGGGCAGGCCGTGTGGGAGGTGGCGGTGAATCTGATCGAGTTTTAATGCAGAATTTTGCAGGTGGTAGGGGCCGGACATGTCCGGCCCGCGGCCTTACCGCAACAGGCCGTCTATGGGATGGCTGC